GAGTGTCACAATATACTTAACCGATCACAACGGACGAAAGGTTGCGTTCTTTTATCGAATCGATAGCGAGCGATACAACACCGCACCAAACATCTTATGGGCATGTAGAGGTCACGAATACAATGGCGTCTGTCACAGCAAAGAGGAAGCATTCGAAGCGTTCAAAGCTGTGTTAAAAGACATGAAGCAGAAAGACCAAAGCTTACCTGTTCGTATTTCACAAAAAACCTGTTCAACTTGTGAAAAAACCTTGCAAGGAATGGAGAATGAAGGCACAACTTGTAACGAACACAACTTTAACCGATAAATAAATACTAAACCAATACCTAAAATGAATACATTACCTGATTTACCTGTTCCTCATATACCTACCAAACCTACCCGTTCACAAAAGATTGAAGCACTTCTAGCACTCCGTAAAAGTTGGACGATTCAAGACTTTGAAGACGCTTACAGCGATGACTATGAAAATGACCCGTGGAAAGTTAACCGACCACAAACACTCAACGAGTGGAGACAATACCAATACGATCTACTTCACAACACTTACGATGAGGAATTGATTGACGAGTGCTTAGAGAATGAAGTATTTGAAGCTAGGTATTTATTATAAATGACTAATAACGAACCGACTTTTTTAGATATGAACGACCTATGCGACCAGTCCCTTGAGGCTCTGATCCAACATTACCTAAAGCTTAAGCATCGGATGCCTGATAACATAAGTGTCCGTGAAAGATTGCTTGAGCTAGAGAGGGAGCAATTCGAAAGGGAGAAACAAACGGAGGACAAAGAATGACCATACTTACCCTTGGAATGTTTGTCTTAGCTGGCTTACTGATCTTTGCGTGGGCATACGATATGTTATGAAAGAAACCTTATTACAACCGAGCGACATGATTGAAGAATTAATGTACCACATCTTATGGAATGAGTTTGACGGGGAGCTTGATCCCGACCACAAATACTTTCCACTTTACCTGTCCTTACAACAGCTGTTAGAGGACGAAACACGGAGACTAGAGGAATGAATATACCAAAGAAATACATAATACAAGAAGGGACTAACCGAGGTAAATTAAACCAAACAGCTTTACAAGTAGAACTAACAAACAATGATAGAGGTCAACCGCATCCCAAGGTTAAAGGGTTAGTTTTAGTACGCTATACAAGTGACCGTGAAAATACGCAAAAATGGGGAACACTTGATCAACATCAAAGCAGAAGAAAGAAAGATCGGGAGTGGGATGTTAATAACCCTGAATTAAAAAGAGGTACTACATATAGGTGGAGAGTTAGGCATCCAGCAAGAGCTTTAGAAACCGCTAAAAAAAATAGAAAGACTAGGAAAGAAAACGGTAAACACCAAGAATATATAAGAAGACCAAAAGTAAAGGAACGACATCGTATTAATACCAGAGAATATAAAAAAAGGAATCTATTCTTAGTAACAACCCGAAGTCGCTATAGTAAGTTAATACCTAATTTACACAAGCATTGGGAGGCACATGAATTGTTAGGAGCTGATGACGCTACAGTAAGAAAGCATATTGAAGATCAGTTTCAAGAGGGCATGACATGGGATAACCACGGAGAGTGGCATATAGACCACATATTACCATGTAAAATGAAGCACCCTTTAACTGGTGACGATGTATTTGACCTTACCAAACCGAGCCATCAAAAGTTGCTATTCAATTATCAAAACTTACAACCTATGTGGGAATCTGAAAACTGTTCTAAGCAAGATAAGATTCCGTGGTATGTTTTATTGACAATCTTAATGAACAACTACAAAACCATAACGGTATGAACGGAGTTAATTACGACAACTGGTTAAACAGCACAAACCCATACGACAAAGACTATGAGAGAGAAGAAGAAAGAGCGTACCACTTGGACAAGATTAAAGACATGGATGAAGAAGAGATACACGACTACCTGTTCTTCAACCGAATCGAAGACCCAAGAGAAGAAGAGTAGTGATGGTATCTTTTGGGAAGCAGAAGCAGACATCATACGACAGGATTTATTAAGTGAACGAGACGTACGCAGACTTCGAACCAACTGACCTTCCGTTTGACTGGAGTGGGGTGGATCACGAGGAGATTAAACGAGGCTTTGACTTCTTCTACGCTAACAATCAGATCACAGGATTCAAGATGGATGAGAACGGGAATTATGTACGTGACCAAGACGGCAAGCTGATAGCGTATCGTACCAGTAAGCAAAGACACCAACCGAAATCTTGGTTTAATAACTACTACCAATGAAAACTAAAGTAACAGAGAGATTTACATTTGAAGCTGCACACCGATTAGACGGCATCGGAAAAGAAAACGCTACTATCCACGGACATAGTCATGAAGTATTTGTTACCATCAGTGGAGAGCCTGACCAAAGATACGGTTGGTTAATGGAGCAAGGTGAGTTTCAAAAGAAATGCAAGCATGTTATAGGTTACCTTGACCATTCTTATTTAAACGAGTTCATGGACAAGACGACTGCTGAAGCTCTTGCTCATCACATATTTTTAAGGTTATCTGAAAGCAGATTTCCTAGTCACATAAAATTAGAATCAGTAAAGGTTTGCAAAGTGGGTATGTGTGCGGAGGTACAAGGATGATACAAGCTAGATTAATTTATTTAGCGGGACCGATTTACGAGCAAGACGACACTTGTATTAGGTGGCGAAAAGCAACGCAGAAATTACTACGCAAAAAGAATATCATGTCTATCGCACCTACTGATGTTGATTACCGTGGACACGAGAGACGAGCGGAAGCACCAACAGAAATTGTAAAGCGTGATAAGACATGGATAATGAGTTGTGATACTGTGTTAGCTAAGTGCGACTTTCCGAGTTACGGTACAGCAATGGAGATAATGTTCGCTTGGTCACTACAAAAACAAATCATAGTAGTAACTAACAGTCACTCTCCTTGGATTCGTTATCACGCTTGTCATATCTTTCCAACAGTTGAAGAAGCTTTGAATAACTTAGAGTTTCCTGACTTCGATCCTACTTTAAAAGGATGATACATTATCACGGCATGGCTGGGGCAGGTACTAGTAGAGACTGGATTACATTAGCTAGGGGACGGCATTGTTTTGTTAGCTACGCAGCTTGTGACAAGTTACCTTTATTTGCTAGTGTATGTGCATCCTTTTGTTTGGATAACGGAGCATTCACAGCGTGGAAACAAGGCAAGACATTTGATATGGATGGTTACTTGTCGTTCGTTCGTGAGTGGATGCATCACCCCGGTTTTGATTGGGCAGTTATGCCTGATGTTATTGATGGATCAGAAGAAGAAAACGATGAGTGGTTAAATGCTTGGACATTACCTAAACATTTAGGAGTACCAGTGTACCACATGCATGAATCCCTCGAACGATTAGAAAGATTGATAAATGAATACGATTACATTTGTATCGGAAGTAGTGGAGAGTACTCTCAACCTAACTCAAAGGTGTGGTGGAAAAGAATGAATCAAATCATGGATGTAGCTACTGATGAAAAGGGTAAACCGAAGACACGTATGCATGGTTTGCGTATGTTGAATCCTAAAGTATATACAAAGTTACCGATTAAGAGTGCGGATTCTACTAATGCTGAACGCAACGGCTTTTTCTGTGAGAAGTTTGGATACTATCCTTCACCAACTAGAGGACAACGAGCTGCAGTTATTGCCGATTACATAGAGTGCGATCAAAGTGCTGCTGCTTGGATAAGACCTGAACAATTAGAGTTATCATTATGAGCGAAGAGAAGCAAACTAGAGGACCAACTTGGCGGATGAGGGAGTGGGGAAGAACTGCGTATCGTAACCGACAAGCTAAACTTCGGATGGATGGTGAGTCATCTCAGACTGAGTCAGCTAAACGATTACTACGGGTCATGGCTCCGAGGTTAGGTAAGCGAGTGGATGATTTCATGTACACCTTTGGAGGTAACACCGAGCACACCACTCCGTTATTCCTTACCTTTGTGTTAGACATGTGTCCGTATCAGATAGCATCGATGGCTTTACAGACCGTGCTTGATAACCTCCAATTTAATTTACCTGTTGGTCGGATGGCGTATAAGATAGGCAAAGCATTTGAAAACCAAGCACGATGGGACAAAGCGATGGAGCTGATGCATCCACACAAGAAAGATTTACTTGCTCTTGATGACCGATCCAAAGCGATGAAGCTCAAGCAGTTTTACGACTACGAGGAGGAACGGTTCACGCTGTGGGATACTAAATGTAAGGCGGGACTGGGTGCGTGGTTGTTGGAAGAGATACGCATCGAGACGGGTGTATGGGAGATCGGCTTTGCCGGGTGTCAGAAGGGACATAAACCTGAGCGTCTGTGTGTACCAAGTGGTAGCTATACGGATTGGGTCAAACGATTTGATGCGTGGAAAGAAACGACTCGTGTGTTCAAGATGGCATTACCTGACGAACCTGTTGACTGGTACACATTAGTGGGTGGAGGGTACAGCTTAAAGCATATGCCTCCTCAAGAGTTCTTCACAGGGAAACCGATGTCTTGGTTTAAGGATTACGAAAGTAGCTACGAACATGCATTCAGTGCTGTTAATAAGTTACAGAAAGTAAGTTGGAAAATTAACAAAGAGATTTTAGATATTACTCGAAAGTGTTACGACAATAAACGAGTGGTTGGAAACATACCGAACTTTAGTGAGATACCAGAGCAACCGAGGTACACAGGAAGTGACGAACATGAGTTACGGGCGTGGAAGCTGAAGCAAAAAGACATCAAGAGTGTTAACGAAGCGAACAGCAGTAAACGTTACCTGACCATCCGTATTCTACACCTAGCCAAGCTTTATAGTGAGTGGGATAAGTTTTACTTTCCGTATCGTTGTGATTACAGAGGTAGAGTGTACGCTTTACCGTACTATTTACATCCACAAGGGTCTGACTTAGCTAAGAGTTTATTGGACTTTAGTAACGGACAACAGGTGGTGGATGAAGAGGACTTGGAAGCTGTACTTATACACGGTGCTAACATGTGGGGAGTAAAAGGCACACGAGAAGAACGACTTGAGTGGGTAGGTAAACGTCAGAAGTTTATATTGGAAGCAGCGAATGATCCACACGGTACAGATTGGTGGACTGATGCAAGTGATCCGTTTTGTTTCCTTCGATTCTGTCTAGAGTTTAAGCAATTCACAGAGGAGGGGTACGGATATGTATCGTACTTACCTGTTCGTCAGGACTGTTCCAATAACGGTATGCAAATCCTTTCGTTATTACTAAGGGACAAAGAGATCGGACGCATGTGTAACTTAGTGGAGGAGGACCGAGCTAATGATATGTACCAAGAGTTTGCTGATAAAGTATACGATGAGCTACAGGCAGACGGAGGTGTGCTTGCACAAGAGTGGTTAAGGTTTGGTATCAGCCGGAAGTTAGCGAAGCTTGCCATCATGAACAGACCGTACGGAGCGACCCACTA